TACTAGGTCAGCTGTCTAGCTCAAGATCTTCTCTATCTGGAATTGCGGGTAGCAGTATGGATCAAAGCAAAAATCACTTCATTTTGTCTGAGGACAGCGTCACGATTCTTGTTGATGATGCTTCTGACGGTTATTCTAGAGTGATGCACTTTGGTCCTTACATTCCGAGGTCTGGATCTAACCCTGAAAGTCCGTATGTCATGTGGAACACGGGAGATGATAATGTTGCTCCTTGGATTCACGGATACGCCAACACAATTGGAAGCTTCACCCTCGTTAGCAATGCACCACAAGGAGCCATTGCACACCCAGACTTGTCCAAAGGAGCTTTAAAGTTAAGCTGGGGGTTTTTAGCTCATGATTCTTCTAACGGATATAACAATTTCATCAACAGCGGATCATTTGAAAAATTCCCTGTGTGGGCTATTGTTAACGAAGGTACAGAAAGAGGAATCCTTGGTACTCTTAAACATCTAACACTTGGCGTTGGGATGAATAGTCTCACTGTCTCTACGCTTTCTTCTTCAGCCGCGTTTGGACGCCCGACCACAACAGAATCAAAAGTGCTGGTTCCGTGGGATGGAGTTCCTCCTCAATCATCTTCGCCTAATAGAACTGGTAGAAACTTTAGCATAGGTTGATCATGTCAGGAAACGACTTTGCAGATTTCTTTCCGCCTGAAGTACAAAATCAGGTCTTTCCAGAAGTGTTCCAATCTAATGGTCAACACTCTTCTGCTGCTGAATTTACAAACTTAATTCCTGAGATTTTTCAAGATGCTGGTGCTTTAAAGACCGCAACTGAATTTGACCACACGACTCCTGAGGTATTCAAATATCAAATAATCACCACGACGGGAGGAGCTCCTGCAATCAAGTATCGAATGAGAGGATACTATGTTGGAGGTTCAACGTACGAATTTTGGATTACAACGAATCCTGATTCAGCCAATCCCAGCGGGAATCCTCTTATCAACAAAGTTATCGACTCGATCATTGCATCATAAAAGTATTATAATGAGACAATAAAAGACAAATTTATATGCCTGTCAAATTTAGAAGAATTGGAATAACCAACAACATTTATAATTCTGGATTCCCAGTTGGAAGACCAGTTCTCGGTCCTACTGGGCCGCAAGGGGAAACAGGGCCAGCTGGTCCGACAGGCCCCACCGGTCCGACAGGTCCTACCGGACCAACTGGTTCCGCCGGTTCAATAGGTCCTGTTGGTTCTACTGGGCCAACAGGACCGACTGGTCCATCAGGATCAACTGGCCCACAGGGAGATAAAGGTGAAACAGGCGCTACGGGTGATCGAGGCGAAACAGGCCCAGCAGGACCTACTGGTTCGACCGGCCCGCAAGGCGACCGAGCAGACAATGGCGCAACTGGTGCCACAGGTGATCAAGGTCCCACAGGCGCAACTGGCCCCACCGGTCCGACGGGACCTCAAGGTGACAGAGGAGATAATGGTGCGACCGGTGCCACAGGAGACAGAGGCGAAACAGGAGCAACTGGGCCCACGGGTCCGACGGGACCTCAAGGTGACAGAGGAGATAATGGCGCAACTGGCGCAGCTGGTGCAGCGGGCGATCGTGGTGCGACAGGAGCCACAGGTGCTACAGGCCCGACAGGAACAGCGGGTGGTAGTTTCTTGTTTTACTTCGGTGCCACAAGCATAAACGTTGATGCGACGAGATATTTGTATCCTGGAAGTTCTACTTCAGCAGCATCATCTACTATTATTGAAATTCCGATGCCGATAAGAGGTAATGTCACTAAGATGTATCTTGCTCAATTGGCTGGTTCAGGAACTAGATCCATTGACTATAAACTCTTCGTAAATGGATCTGCATCAGGCATGGGCGTGTCAACAACCACAAGCGGCACTGACGCAAATACGACGGACTCAATAGCGATATCGCTTGGTGATAAAATTTCCGTGGCGTCAGTACCAGCTTCAGGAACAGGTACAACCCCATCTAATATAATGATAGTCATAGTTCTTGAGCCGACCTGATTCAATTAATTTACTTTAACAAAAACAGAAATAACATATAAGTCATGCCAGCAACAACAGACGTATTATTGATGAAGATAAAGCAATTAGAGCTTCAAATTCAAGAAACCATCAAGCAAGGTCAAGATGCTTCTGCTTTGCAAGAACAATTGAACGAAATGAAAAGTTCTTTTATGTTAAAGAATGAAGCTTTGAGCAACAAATCTAACATTCTAAAAGGGTAATAGAAATAAATAACATGCAAAAGGTAGACTTATATCAACCAATGATCAGCAATCGAGTCGGAGCACCTCCGCTAGTTCTCAACGTGGGTGTACAAAGAAGTTCTGCTGAAGTTATGGGAGGCCCAGTGGAGAATGCTCTGCGTGCAGAACACTATGTGTTGTTGTCAGCTCTTCCTGATGAACTTAGAGAAAGAGTGAAGACTGCGGTTCAAGCTTTGTTGTCTTCCATTTGATATTATGAAAACGTTATATCCAGGAATGAAAGGTGCCGATGTAAAACGTTGGCAAATTTTTCTTAGAGGGTTATCCAACGACTCTAATGTAATCGTCAATGGCGATTATGATTTGATTACGCTTGATGCGACAAAAGCATTCCAAACTTCTAAGGATCTCGACGCGGATGGCATAGTAGGTCCTAAAACCATATCTGCAGCTTTGTTAGATGGATTTGACGTAGTAAAAGATAATTCAGATGGTGATCTCGGACCTAATTGGCCCCCACGACCTGATAATAATCCGCTGACTATTCTTGAAAGAATGAAATTATTTGGAAAGTTCTCTTTTGTTTCTTCCCCGACGCAGACAAATCCAGAGGCAATAAAGATCACTGACGATTGGTCAAAAGATAATATAGTCGTGGTGCAAGTCCCTCAACTAATTGGAGTACCAGGGTCTTTACAAAATGGTGCCGCCCATGTTCACAGGAAGATATCAAAACAATTCTTAAAATTGTTTGATGATTGGCAATCAGCGAATTTAAATGAAAAAATTCTAACCTGGGGTGGATCATGGGTGCCTCGGTTTGTGAGAGGATCAAGAACTTCTCTATCAAACCATGCTTGGGGCACAGCATTCGACATAAACCACCAGTGGAATGGGTTGGGCATACGTCCTGCTCTTCGGGACGAAAAGGGATCAGTCAGAGATCTGGTTGACATCGCATACCAAAACGGGTTTTATTGGGGCGGATGGTTTAAGTCCAGACCTGATGGAATGCACTTTGAGGCTTATAAAATAATCGAGTGATTATTTAATCAACATCATATGGCATTTAGAGACGCCTCACGAACTAGAAAAGCATATTCGTATTACAGGCCACGTCCGCGTTTGCAATACGTATCAACTCCTGAAGAGACGCAACAATTATTACAGACAATCAATAATTTAGCGTCATTGACAACGGTGACCATGATATGGAATGAGACTTTAACTGGTGTGACCGATGATTTGAACACCATTTTTGAACTGTCTTATACTCCCGTCGCTGACACTGAAGTAATGTTATTCGTGAACGGAGTTCTTCAACACAGAAATAATGGAGAAGCTAAAGATTTTAGCATATCAGGCAAAGTAATCACCATGAATTTTCCTCCGCACACGGGAGATGAAGTCACCGCGACGTACGCATACGATCCTAACGATCCTTAGACAATAATTCAGTTATTGGTTCTCAGCAAACGAAAATTATTGTGTTCGAAGATACGTAGTATTATGTCTACGTTTTCAACGACGATTGGTCCTACGCCGTTCGGATTTTTTGATTCGGACGCAACTTTTCAATCAGAAGCCGACGCAATGGTCTTGTTCGTCAAGCGCAAACTCGGTGATGATGTGTTGTCTGTAGAATTGACCAAAAAAGAGATATGGGCATGTTTTGAAGAAGCTTGTTGTGAATATAGTCGTTTAATACATGAGACAAAAATAACGTCCGAATTGACAAACTTGTTGGGCTTGCCTACAGGAAGTGCAGATCTGACGAACAAATATGCCAGACAAACGCTGGAACACTTGTTACGTATGGCAGAACCATACGCTTCCCAAGCTTTCGTAGGAGGATCTTACGATGCGACGTTAGGGTATCTTGACCTCGCCACTGGTCGACAAGATTATGACATTTATTCTGAAGTAAAAGACAACGAAACAGGAATTGGAATCTATGATTCCATGGTATCAGGATCAAAAGGCAAGTTGAAGATTGCTGAAGTTTTTCATTTTGAGCCCCTTGCCGCTCAACACTTTTTATTAAATGCATCTAATATTACTAACTTTTTGGCAACCAATTTTAATTACGAATCTTATGTTAACTCTACAGTTTTTTATGTGTTGCCTGTTTTTGAAGACGTGTTAAGAAGAGGGATGCTAGAGACAGCTTTTAGGGTTAGAAGGTCAAATTATAGCTACGAAATTATGGGCAGAAAGTTGAGAATTTATCCCATACCCACCACAGATTTGCAGACAGGAAGGCTGTACATCAAAGTCGTAAAACCGCAGAATCCTCTTATGCCAGCTTACCATGATGATTCAATTTATGGTATATCTGGTCCCAGTAACGTTCCTTTAGGTAATATTCCATTCGCGTCGATAAATCAACCTGGGAGACAATGGATTAGACAGTTTACTTTAGCCTTATGTAAAGAGTTGTTAGGATTGATTCGATCAAAATTTCAAACAGTTCCCATACCTAATGCCGATCTTCAGCTTAATGGCGAGGCTTTAATTACTCAAGCTCGCGAAGATAAAGAGAGATTAAACACTCAGATGAAAGAATTTTTGGCAAATTTGACATATGCAAAATTGCTTGAGACAGACGCCCTCGCCGCTGAAAACTTGAACAAGCAGCTTAGATTTATCCCTATGCCGTTAGGCAAGGCTATTTCGATAGGATAGACTGGAGAATAATTTATGGCTCGTCTTTTTATCACACAAAGAGAAATTAATTTCATTTCTGACATCACAAAAGAAGTGATAAAAGATGTGATCGGCCAAAAGATCTATTACTATCCTATCTCAGAAACTAAGACCAAGACTCATGAAGTTTATGCTGAAGCTATGCAAAAAATATTCGATAATCCAATCGTTATTGATGTTTTAGTAAGCAATGAATTTCAGATCGATACAAAGATAGATAAGTTTGGAGTAGACACTAATTTTAAATCAGAGGTTTACATCCAACATAGAGACATGATAGAAAAAGGTATTAATCCTGCAATCGGCGATTATTATTCTTTTAGCGATGTTTTTTATGAAATAACTGAATACAGATTCATGAGAAACATTTACGGACAGGCTGAAAACATTGACGGAGTCGCGTTGGTGGGACTCAGGGTACGTGATAGTCAATTCAAGGCTCTTGTTAAGGGCCCGACTGGTATTGAATATACAGATAAAGATGCTACGCAAACCACATTTGTTCAGCAAAGAGGTGCTGAACAAAATGCCGAAGGTCCGACAGCCGACGTTAGAGATTTGGTGAAGCAAGGCGTTCTTGACCCACCAATCTCAGGTCCCAGAGAAGTTTCCAGCAAAGGAGATTCTACTGGTGCTGGTAATTCTTTTTATGATGAATGAGCAGAACTATGCCTACCAGATTTAATTCTAACAGCAATCCTCAGTTTGGCGTGCCAGGGTTAATTGATAAAACGCACCAAGGAACGGCTGAATTTACAATCCCTCCCGTCGGATTGGAAGACGTTGATGTTTCGATTTTTAATTTGTTTGATAAAGAGTTAACCTTGCAAGTCAATGGTGATAATTCAGTACCAAAAAATGTTCCTGTTATCTTTGCGTCGGGAGAAAAATGGGCAATCTTGAAGAAGAGAAAAGCCTTAAGAGATAGAAATAATTCTTTGATACTTCCTTTGATCACTATCGTAAGGACGGGAATTTCCCAAAATTCAGACGAAGACATCGCCGGTAGAGGTATAAATCAACAAACCGGTGAAATCATCATAAAAAGACGCCTTGATAAATCCGATAGAAAATATCAAAATCTTATTAATCGATTTTTATTAAAAAACCAACTGAATGTAGCGACTAATCCCAACAAAGAATACGTCGATGGTCAGATCTTGACTGACAGAACTGTCGGAGAAGATGAAGAATCATCAGCCATAATAGATGGAGCTTGGCTTGCAGATATCAAGAAAAAAAATATCTATGAGACCATAGTCATTCCTGCTCCTCAATTTTATAACATTCGTTATGAGATTACTCTGTGGACTCAATACACGCAACATATGAATCAGATTTTAGAAAATATTGTTGCTTCTTTTTTACCGCAAGGTAATTCTTGGAAGCTTAACACGACCAAAGGATACTGGTTCATCGCTAAAGTTGAGGATAATTCATACGAACCCGAAAATAACGTCGATGACATGTCACAAGAGGAGAGAATCATCAAATATAAATTTAATGTAAAAGTTCTCGCTTACTTGTTTGCCACGCAGTCTCCTGGAACTGGGGTTCCAATAAAACGTTATGTTTCATCTCCAATTATAAAATTTGAAACCGTTGCGCCAAAAGACGATGATCCCGCGTCTCCTATCAATTTAGTTGAAGATCCTTTCCTCGGATCCGATGATCCGACTCTTCCGTTGTCTGACACCAAAAATAATAGAGAAGATCAACGCAGAAGCGGTACTAAACTATATTCTCCAACGGACTCTGCTGTCTCGAATGATCCTGCACTACAAACCAGGTCATCCAAACAAAACAGACCAGTGTACCAAAAAATAATTACTCAAAACTCTTCAGGTAAAAATGTTGCGACTTACGCTAGGGTTTTTAGAACATCCAATGCGTCAGGAGAAACTGTCATAAAACCGTCAAGTGATTTTTCTTCAAAATCTAATCCTGCGGCTGCTGACACGCTACTAGGTGATCTAACATACGAAACTACTAAGTGACCACTCCAGTTTTTTAGAATTCTCTTGAATACTTATACGAAGAAATTCCCAGTGTATTCATGAAGGAGCAGGAGAATGGCTGAACAAGTTTTTAGATCACCTAATTTTTTTGAAAGAGAAATTGAGCTTAAGGCACCGCCTCCGTCAGGACCCGTCGGAGTTCCTGCAGGCGTGATTGGTACTTCTAAAAAAGGACCGGCTTTCGTACCAGTTGCTGTTTCTAACTTTAACGAATTCGTAAGCATTTTTGGCGATCTAGATCCAAAAAAGTTTGGTCCCTATGCCGTCAATGAGTTTTTGAAAAATAGAACAGCGTTAACGTATATGCGCGTCCTAGGCGGAGGCTCTAATCGTTCTTTAAGCGACGTGCAAACGACGCTTATAACTGGTAAGGTAAAGAATGCCGGATTTAAGACGATCGGGACTAAAACTGATTTAACCGAGGATCAATACAAACGACATGTCGGGGGTGTGCAGTTCATCGTAGCTGATCACACGATCGATACGGCGGATGAACCAGCAGGAATGCCTATGTTCACTGACAATGATTCTAGGACTCAAACCAGCAACGTTTCGCTTGTTAGAGGCGTCGTTCTTATGGCATCTGGCGCTAGAATGCTTGTTTTAGACGGAGATCAAAGCATAGGAACCAGCTTCGATGGTGTGGTTTCTGAGGATGATGAAGGAGCTGTAAAGAGCGGAAAAGTCAAGTTAGTCATTTCATCCACTTTAGGATCAGCTTTCTCTTATGATGATGGGAAAGCAGGATTGAAGGTTTATACAGCATCTCTTAACCCTACTAGCGCAGATTACTTTGGTAAAGTGTTAAATAAGGATCCTGAAAAATTTGCGCAGTATCAGCACTTGCTATACACGGACTTTGCTGTAGATGATGAAGTTGCCTCGGTTCTTGATAATGATAAGGTAGCAATATTATCAGGATCAAGCTTTAATAGTCCAGCATCTGGAGATCCATCACTTCATTTCAGCGGAGCATTTGGTTCATTCGATACTAGATTCACGGCACCCAAAACTCCGTACTTTATTTCTCAGCCTTTCGGAACGTCAGAATATGATTTGTTTGCCGTTGAATCTATCGACGATGGAGAATACGCAAACAGTCTTTACAAGGTGTCGATCAGCAATCTTAAGGTTTCTGAGAATGACGCATATGATTATGGAACATTCAATCTACAAATTCGCGATTTTAATGATACGGACGTAAATCCAGTTATCATAGAAGAGTTTGTAAATTGTTCACTCGATCCCGACGCCGACAACTATGTGGCAAAGTTAGTAGGAGATCGCAAAGTGACTTATGACTTTGATCAAGACATATTGGTAGAAAGACGCATCGTTACGACAGGAAAGTACCAAAATATTTCAAAGTTTGTCAGAGTAGTCATGTCTCCCGCTGTGGAAGAGAAAAAAATCCCTGCAAAATCTTTGCCTTTCGGTTTCAGAGGGTTTGAGCTTCTGAAGACAAACGATAATTTGAAAGATTCTGTTCCAACAAGAAATAGACTATGGGGATCAGTAGGTACCGGAGGCTCAAGTTTAGCAAGTTCTATTCTTCCTCCTGTACCTTACAGATATAAGGTAACCCGCGGCGCAGTTTCATCCGCTGCAAACTGGAGTGGCGAACCTGGACCTCTTGAGTCTACAAATCCAGCTTATTACTGGGGCGTGAAGTTTGAAAGGAATACAGAACCCTTAAACAACAACCTGAGTGAAGAAAAGAACGTTCTCATTGAAAGCTTCACAAAGTTCATGGGAATCAAAAAGCTAGATGTTCTAGTCACGGGTTCTGGTGCTGACACTTTCAATAACAACAAATTCAGCCTTTCCAAGGTCGCTTTTGCAAATGGATCTATAGCTGAGTTAACTGGCACAGTTAGAACTCACATGAGAGAAGCAGCATATATCAGAAATGCCAAGGTTGATCCATCAACTTACACGATCTACGATTCAGGATTCGGAGATAGAATCACTTTAGCGAGCTTACTATCAAATGGAGAATCCTATCAGTTCAACAGATTCTCAACGTTTGCAAAGTTCTCAACATTCATGTGCGGAGGATTCGACGGATTGAATATCCTAGACCCAGCTGCCCGTCGAATGAATGATAAAGCAACTTCATTTGAAACTCCTAAGGGAGCAGCCTCAACCACATATACATCACCAGGTCTTGCTTCTAACGTGGCTGGAACTGGAGTTGACAATAACTCAGTTAGTTCTTATGTCACAGCAATTGACGTAATGACTGATCCTCTGCAGGTCAATGTGAATCTGCTTGCCCTCCCAGGTATTCGTGAGGATTATCTCACGAATTACACATCAAAGAAAGTAAGAGATTATGGATTGGCCATGTACATCATGGACATACCAAATTATGACGACAACAGTGATAGAATCTATGATGATTCTACGAACAGAATCAACATCGAAAATACAGCAGCTATCTTCGAAGAAAGAACGTTCGATAACAACTACGTCGCGACCTACTTCCCCAACGTCTATGTCAATGATACGACGAACAGCAGATACGTGAAAGTTCCTGCGTCTGTTGCAGCTCTCGGTGCATTAGGGTTCAACGACTTTATTGCATATCCTTGGTTTGCACCTGCAGGATTCAACCGCGCCGCGCTTGACTTCGTTAACAACGTAGAGGTCAGATTGAACGTCTCGGATAGAGATCG